TTCAGGATTCTCTTTTATGGCGTCAGGCGAAACTGTTAACATGGCCACAATATCGAGCGATGCTAGATTCGGTGTCTTATCAAAGTCAGGGGCTGATGCTAAAAAAATGTTTACCGATAAAATTGTTCCCATCTCAGTTAATTACCCTTTCTTTTTTAAACCGATACAAGACGGTATGGATCGACCAAAAACAGAGCTTGCATACAGGGTTCCGGCATCTAGATTCACTAGAAAAAAACTTGATAGCAACGCGCAGATTGAAGAGATTGTAGGATTAGACACAACTATTGATTGGAAAAATACAGGTGACAACAGTTATGATGGTGAAAAACTAGCTTTATTAGTACACGATGAGGCTGGAAAATGGGAGAGACCAGAAAATATATTAAATAACTGGAGAGTTACAAAAACAACATTAAGATTAGGTTCTAGAGTTATAGGTAAATGTATGATGGGTTCAACATCAAATGCTTTAGATAAAGGAGGTAGAAACTACAAAAAAATATATGATGACTCAGATGTCAACAAAAGAAACCGCAATGGACAGACTCGCTCAGGATTATATTCTTTGTTTATACCTATGGAGTGGAACTACGAAGGTTACATCGATTCTTATGGATACCCTGTCTTTGAAACTCCAGAATCCAAAACTAAAGGCGTTGATGGTCAAGAGATTGAAATCGGTGTCATTGAACATTGGGAAAATGAAGTAGAAGGCTTTAAGGATGATCCTGATGGACTTAATGAATTGTATAGACAGTTTCCACGTACAGAGAAACATGCATTCAGAGATGAAACAAAACAATCTTTATTTAATCTAACTAAAATTTACGAACAAATAGATTACAACGAAGATTTAAAACATTCAAATGTTGTTACACAAGGTAACTTTCAATGGGAAGATGGTGTTCAAGATACAGGTGTTATGTTTGTGCCAAGTAAACAAGGTAGGTTTATGGTTTCATGGGTTCCTAATATAAGTCAACAAAATAGAGTGTTAATAAAAAATAATATGAAGTTTCCAGGTAATGAACACATGGGGGCTTTTGGATGTGATTCATATGATATATCCGGAACAGTAGATGGTAGAGGTTCTAAAGGATCACTACATGGTTTAACTAAATTTAGTATGGAAGATGCTCCCGCTAACTTATTCTTTTTAGAATATATATCTAGACCACCAACTGCTGAAATATTTTTTGAAGATGTGCTTATGGCTTGTGTTTTTTATGGTATGCCTATTTTATGTGAAAACAATAAACCAAGACTTTTGTATCATTTTAAAAGAAGAGGTTATAGAGGTTTTGCAATGAATAGACCAGATAAAACAATGCACAAGTTATCTGTAACAGAAAAAGAAATAGGTGGAATACCAAACTCTAGCCAAGACATAAAACAAGCTCATGCAGCTGCTATTGAAGCTTATATTGAAAATTTTGTAGGTTATAATAATGAGCAATATGGAACAATGTATTTCCAACGGACATTAGAAGATTGGGCTTCGTTTAATATAAATGATAGAACTAAACATGATGCCTCAATAAGTTCTGGATTAGCTATTATGGCTTGTAACAAAAATAAATATAGACCTGTTGCTGAGGTTATTAAAGAACCACTTAATTTGAATTTTTCTAAATATGACAATAGAGGTGGTAAATCAAAAATAATTAATAGATGAAATTAAACACTGGTATTAATAGTGCGTTTCCAAATCAGATGGTATCTGAAGGGGAAAAGAAAACGTTAGAGTATGGTTTGCTAGTAGGACAAGCTATAGAATACGAATGGTTTAGAGGAGGAAGAGTAAATGGAAGTAGATGGAATACAGGTTATCAAAATTTTCACAATTTAAGATTATATGCTCGTGGTGAGCAAAGTGTTCAAAAATATAAAGATGAATTATCTATTAATGGTGATTTATCTTATTTAAATTTAGACTGGAAACCAGTACCTATTATACCTAAGTTTTTAGATATAGTGGTTAATGGTATAGCATCTAAAAATTACGATATAAAAGCTTATTCTCAAGATCCACAATCTTTAAAACTAAGAACAGACTATGCTTCTAATATTGTAAAAGACATGTATTCACAGGACCTTTTAAATAAAGCAAAAGAAACTACCGGTCAAGATTTTTCAAGTTCTAGTATTCCAGCTGTAGATTTACCAAGAACAAAAGAAGAATTAGAATTACACATGCAGTTAAGTTATAAACAGTCTATTGAAATAGCTGAGGAAGAAGTTATAAATACTGTTCTTGCTAATAACAAATACCATTTAACTAAAAAAAGAGTAATAGAAGATATAACAACTATTGGTATAGGATGTGTAAAAACTGCATTTAATAAATCAAATGGAGTAATGGTTGAATATGTAGATCCAGCTAATTTAGTATACTCATACACTAATGATCCTAATTTTGAAGATGTATATTATGTAGGTGAAATAAAGTCTATGACTTTAGCTGAAATCAAAAAAAGATTTCCATCTCTTACTGATAAAGAAATGGAAAAAATGGTTAGATACCCTGGTCGTGATGGTTATATAGCTAATCCAAATTATGATAATGATTTAGTTCAAATATTATTTTTTGAATACAAAACTTTTATAGACCAAGTTTTTAAAATTAAAAAAACAGATCAAGGTTTAGAAAAAACATTACAAAAATCAGATACATTTAATCCACCTGAAAGTGACAATTTTAATAGAGTATCAAGAAGTATAGAGGTTTTATTTAGTGGTGCGAAAGTAATGGGTGTTCCACAAATGTTAGAGTGGAAATTAGCTGAAAACATGACAAGGCCTGTAGCTGATACAACTAAAGTAAACATGAATTATAACATATGTGCGCCTAATTTATATCAAGGTCGTATTGAGTCTTTAATAAGTAGATGTACTAGTTTTGCGGATATGATACAGCTTACTTCGTTAAAACTACAACAAGTTATTCAGCGTATGGTTCCTGATGGTGTATTTGTAGATGTTGATGGTTTGGCTGAGGTTGATTTAGGTAATGGAACAAACTACAATCCACAAGAAGCTTTAAACATGTACTTTCAAACTGGTAGTATAGTTGGTAGAAGTTTAACACAAGATGGTGATCCTAACAGAGGTAAAGTACCTATACAAGAATTACAGTCATCAAGTGGAAATGCTAAAATTGCATCATTAATTAATACTTATCAGTATTACTTACAAATGATAAGAGATGTAACAGGGCTTAATGAAGCAAGAGATGGTAGCCAGCCTGATCCTAATGCTTTAGTTGGTTTGCAAAAAATGGCGGCTAATGCTTCAAATATAGCAACTAAGCATATATTAGATGCAGGACTTTATTTAACATTAAGAACATGTGAAAATATTTCTTTAAGAGTTGCGGATGCTTTAGATTTTCCATTGACAGCAGATTCTTTAAAACAAAGTATATCTGTATACAATGTTGAAACACTAGATGAAATACAAAATTTAAATCTTCATGATTTTGGAATATTTTTAGAATTAGAACCAGATGATGAAGAACAAGCTCAGTTAGAGCAAAACATACAAGTAGCTTTACAAACCCAAGGTATTGATTTAGAAGACGCTATTGATATTAGACAAATTAAAAATATTAAATTAGCTAATCAAATGCTTAAGCTCAAAAGAGAGCAAAAGAAAAAAGAAGATCAGGCTAATCAAAAAGCTATGATTGATGCTCAAGCGCAAGCTAATGCTAAAACTGCTGAACAAGCAGCTATGAATGAAGTAGAAAAACAGCAAGCTTTAGCTCAAACAGAAATACAAATTGAACAGGCTAAGTCTCAGTTTGAAATACAAAGAATGGAACAAGAAGCTTTAATTAAAAAACAAATTATGGCTGAACAGTTTCAATATGACTTACAATTAGCTCAACAACAAAACGCTAGAGTTAGTGAAAAAGAACAATTTATTGAAGATAGAAAAGATAAAAGAACAAAACTTCAAGCTACACAACAAAGCGAAATGATCAGTCAAAGACAAAATGACGGATTACCAACAGATTTTGAAAATCAAGCAACTGAAGATTTAAGTGGATTTGGCTTAAACCAGTTTATGGATCAATAAAATCATTATTAATTTTTATTATATTATATTATGTCAGAACAAGTTAAGCAAGAAGGCACGTTTAAAGTTAAACTTAAACAGCCAAAACAATTATCTAAAAACGATAAACCTATAAAAATAGATTTATCAAAACCTAAAACTGAAACAGATGCCATTCAAGTCGGAGAAACAGAGAAGGTGGTTGTGGAAGAACAAACCGGAAATAGCCCTAAAGTGGACGAACCAGTATCAGAGCCCAGCCCGGTTTCTGAAATTAAAAAAGAAGAAGTAAAACCTATTAAAGAAGTTGTTGAAGAAGAAATACAACAAATAGGCGAACAATTAGAAGAAAAAGTTATTGCCCCAACGCCTCAAGAGGCTAGGGAAATAGCTAAATTACCTGAAAACATTGAAAAAGTCGTAGACTTTATGAAAGAAACAGGTGGAACGTTAGAAGATTATGTTAGATTAAATGCTGACTATTCTAATGTAGATAACGATACTTTATTAAGAGAGTATTACAAACAAGCTAAATCGCACTTAGATTCAAGTGAAATTAACTTCATGATTGAGGATAATTTTTCATTTGATGAAGAAGTAG